TTTTAAAGGATGATCCGGAGTTGGCCAAACAGTTAATGGCCCAGGCCGGAAAATAAATTATTGGAGGTTTTGAGTTATGCCAACGCGCATTAGTGATGTTATTGTGCCACAAGTATTTAACCCATATGTTGTTCTTAAAACAATGGAAAAATCCGCTTTATTCCAATCCGGTATTGTTTCAGAGGTTGCGGAATTAAAGGGAGCATTAAACAAAGGAAACCGATATTTCAACATGCCATTTTGGAATGATTTAGCGGGCGATGATGAGAGTTTGGAAGATACCGCGGGATGGGCATTAACTCCGGACAAAATCACATCCGGCCAGGATATGGCAACCCAATTATTTAGGGGTAAAGCATGGAGCGCAACGGATTTATCCGCAACAATGAGCGGTGATGATCCAATGGGCGCAATTGGTGATTTAGTTGCAAGTTATTGGGATCGCATGCAGCAAAAGGCGCTTGTATCAACATTAAAAGGCGTTTTTGCAACGGCATTGGCAACATCCCATGTTAATAACCTAGCAATTGAGGCGGGAGATACCGCAACGGCATCAAACAAAGTATCCGGCGGAGCAATCGTTGATACAATGAGCAAATTGGGAGATGCCCATGAGGTATTAACCGGGATTGTTATGCATAGCGTTGTTTATTTCAGCCTAGTAAAACAAGGTTTGGTTGAGGATGTTAGAGATGCAGCCGGTAACGTGCTATATAAGGCATATTTAGGCAAACGCATTATCATTGATGATGGAGTGCCGGTTGTAAACGGTACAACAAGCGGAAAGAAATATACAACATATCTATTTGGCCAAGGCGCTATTGGATATGCGGAAGGATCGCCGGAATATCCAACCGAGGTTGACCGCGATAAATTAGCGGGCGAGGATATTTTAATTAACCGCCGCCATTATGTATTACATCCGCGCGGAGTTAAATTCACAAACAATACAGTTGCAAAAGTTGCTCCAACAAATACGGAGTTAGCATTGGCAGCCAATTGGAGTAAAGTTTATTCGGATAAAGATGTGCGCATGGTTGCGATGATTACAAACGGTTAAAAGATTGAGAGGATGGGCAATTTGTTTATCCTCTTTTTTGAAAAAGGAGGGGATTGCATGAGTGCAACCGCATTTCAACGCCGCCGGCGCGAAATTGCGAGATTGAGAGCCGAGGCAACAAATGTATTACCGGATCAAAAAGATCAAGCAGCGGGCCAGGATGATCCGCAAAACGATGAGTTAATTGATGATCAATTAGGAAAACCAATTAACGCGGATGATATTGAGGATATTGAGCAAGTAAAGGCCATGTTGGATGAGTTAAATATTAAATATGCCCACAATACCGGCGAGGATAAATTGAGGGAGAAATTAAAAGATGCAATTGGATGATGTTAAAAACCTATTAGGTATTTCCATCAACCAGGATCAAACGGCCATATATGAGGCCAGGTTGGCCGCAGCAATTGACCAGGCCCAAACGTATTGTAATAATCCATTTAAGGATTTGGAGGGCAAATTGGCCATCCCAGGCGGCGCAAAAATGGGCATTGCATTAATGGTTAAAGCGTTAGGCGAGCAACAAAATGTTGCATCCCAATCATTGGGGGATATGAGTAAATCATTTTTCCAAAATGGTACATATGCCGCAGCCATCCCATATTTGCAGCCATACAAGATCAAAAAGGCCAGGTTTTATTGATGGGCGTTATGATCCGCAGCACAAACAACATCCCGCGTTTAACCAGGGTATTGAGGAAATTGGGCAAAAAAACAATCAAGGTTGGAGTATTTGGGGCGGATAATTACCAATATGGTAATGATGCCGATTTGGTAACAATCGCATATGTGCATGAGTTTGGTACAACAATCCGGCCAAAAACCGCCGATTGGCTAACAATCCCATTAATACCGGCAGCAAAAAACAAAAGAGCATCCGATTTTGGGGATGAGTTGTTTTTTTATAAACCGGAGGGAGAGGATCATGCATTTTTGGCCCGCGAAAAGGGAGCGGGGAGCAATAAAAGTATTGAGAATGTATTTTTATTGGTTAAATCCGTTAATATCCCGGAGCGCTCATTTTTGAGAACCGGATTTGATGAGAATGTTGATCAAATTGCGGCAAAGATCGAGAGCATGTTAAACGATGTTTTGGATTTTTCAATAAATCCGGAAATATTTTTGGATGCAATAGGCATGGAGTTTGCCGGGTTGATCCAACGCCATATGCGGAGGGTAAGCGATCCGCCAAACCATCCCATTACCAAAAATGTAAAAGGATCATCCAACCCGCTCCAAGATACCGGGCGATTGATCGGATCAATCCGCCATGAGGTTGAATAAACGGAGGGAGCGCGATGAGTGAAAAACATTTTATGTTTGCGGATTTTGTTGATGAGTTTGCCGTTAATTTCACCGCTCATATGGCCACAAAAGGCCATTATACCGATGCGGGCAAATGGGTTGAGGGATCAACAACGCCGCAGCCGATGAGCGGGATTATATTGCCATTGAGCAATGATGAGTTACGTTTTGAGGCAAATGGCAAATATACGGCCCAGGATCGCAAAATTTATGTTGTTGAGCCGCTGCAAATGGGCCAAAAAATTGAGTGCGATGGCCAAACATATACCATTGATGGATCAAAGCCATATGAGGCATATGCGGATGTTTATATTTATTTTGCAAAGGGGGTTAAACAATGAGTATTGCAGCATTTAAAAACTCATTAATCCCTAAAATAAAAGCATTTGCCAACGTGCCGATTATTGAGGCAGAGCAAACCGGAGATAAACCGGATGGGCCGCATGTTACGTTTAAAATAACAACGCCATATGGTAAAGATCGAGGCCAGGCAGAGGAAAGGGGTTTGGCGCTCCAAGATCGGTTTGTTATGAGCCGGGTTGAGAGTTTTAAACGGATCGTATCATTTACCGCGTATGATTTGGATAATGATGCATCGTTTGATTTGGCCCAGGCCATCCATGATTGGTTTGATTTTTACGGATATGATCAGTTGAGGGTATTGGATTTTGTTGTTGTCGATAGTACGGCAGTACAAAACCGGGATGCATTTGTTTTAGATGGTTATGAGCGGCGCAACGGTTTTGATGTAACATTGCGATTAACCAGGGAGATACAACAAGAGTTTGATTATATTGAGCGCGTTGATGCATTTGAGCCGCATGATCCAACGGAGTATATTGCAGAGATCGAGGCAGAAACCCAGGTTATTGCGATGGATCAACCATTATTAATGGCCGGATCAGATACAAAGATTGGCCAATCAGTTATTTTATAAAGGGAGTTGAGTTTGCATAATGGGTAAATATGTAACGGTTAATATTACACGACAAACGCAAGCAACAAGCCAAAAAGGGTTTGGATTACCATTAATTTTATCGCATGAAAAAGTTGCGGCATATAAAGAATATAGCGGAGAAACCGCATTGGCCGGTATTGGTACGGATTTTGGCACAGGATCAAAAACGTATAAATTAGCGGCGGCAGTTTTAGGGCAAGACCCAAGGCCGGATAAAATTGCGGTACATGGTATTTTATGGACAGAGGGAGCAACAACCGCGCCATTAACGGATGCATTGAATACTCTTATTTTGAGCCAAAATGATTGGTTTTATCTCTTATGTACGGCCCAGGCGGATGCGACAATTACCGCATTATCAACATGGGTTGCAACGCAAGAAAAGTTTTATTTTGCATCAACATTATCAAAAACACTTGCAAACACTTTAAACAACCAAAACGCGGTTATCCTAGTACATCCAACGCCAGGAAATTACCCGGCAGAGGCATGGGTTGGAGCATGCGCGGTATTACAACCCGGATCGTTTACATGGACATTTAAAAAATTAAATGGCATTGCGGCAGCCGGTTATAATACAACGGATATTGATACGATTGAAACCAACAAGGCATCAACGTATATCAAAGAGGGAGGCGTTGATATTACATCAAAAGGCCAAACAACATCCGGAGATTTTATTGATATTATCCAATCAATGTATTACATCAAGGCCCGCATGACTGAAAATGTTTTTGGTTTGCTAGTTAGAGAGCCAAAAGTGCCATTTACGGATGCCGGTATTGGTTTAGTAGTTTCCGAGATGGAGGCAGCGTTGCAAGATGCATTTAATAGCGGCATTATTGCAGCAACCGCAGATAATGAGCCAATGTATTCAATTACCGCACCAACCCGCGATGAGGTAAGCACAAACGATAAAGCAAGCCGAGTATTACCGGGCGTTAAATGGGAGGCAACAATTGCCGGAGCGGTTGAAAAAGTTACAATTGGCGGTACATTAGTATTATAATTTTTAATAATGGGAGGTTGATTTGACGATGGCAAACGCAACATCATTTGATCCAAAAAAAGTTGCATTAATCGTTGGCGGTAAATACATTGTTGGATTTATGGATGGTACATTTATCACAACGGAAAAAAACGAGGATAATGTTATACCTCATATTGGAGCGCAAGGGGATGTTACATTTACCGAGAGCGCCGATGAAACCGGTACAATCACATTAACAGTTAAACAAAACTCATCATCATTGGAT